GGTAAAATTAGAAAGACTAAGAAGGATGGAACACCTTTTGCAAGATCCAATCGCTGCAAGGTATGTAACGAAGCTGGCTATACTCTTAGTAATACTATACATCTTGCGGGTCTTAAATTTAAACCGCCCAATGCTAAGTGGGCTAGTGCGAATGGTTTCACAACGAGTAAAGGTAATCTTCAGATACTGGAGTCATTAGCCACCACAAAACAAATGTATGAGGCTGCTGACTTTTTGTCTAAGGTACGAAGATTGTCTGCTGTCGATACTTATCTGTCTTCATTCGTTGACGGTATTGCTTTGCACACAAAGTCTGATGGCAGGTTACATGTCAAACTTTTGCAGCACAGAACAGCGACAGGACGTTTTAGTGGGGCAGATCCTAACATGCAGAATATGCCTAGAGGTGGTACGTTCCCTGTTAAGAAAGTGTTTGTGTCTAGGTTTGAGGGTGGCAAGATAATGGAAGCTGACTTTGCACAGTTAGAGTTTCGTGCTGCTGCATATTTATCTCAAGATCCTACAGCTATTGAGGAAGTATCTACAGGCTTTGATGTTCATTCTTATACTGCTAAAGTTATTAGTGATGCCGGTCAGCCTATTACTAGACAGGAAGCTAAAGCACATACATTTGCACCTTTATATGGAGCAACAGGATTTGGTAGGACAAAAGCTGAAGCAATTTACTACAATCACTTTACTGATAAGTATAAAGGTATTCGCAAGTGGCATGATAAACTGGCAAATGAGGTTATGTCTAATGGTAAAATTGTAACCCCATCAGGAAGAGAGTTTTCATTTCCAGATGTTGTCAGGATGCAATCGGGTAGGATAACACACTTTACACAGATTAAGAATTATCCTGTGCAATCTTTTGCAACGGCAGATATAGTGCCATTAGCATTGATGCACATTGAAAAACTTCTTGACAATAGACAATCATGTATAGTAAATAGTGTGCATGATAGTATTGTCATAGACGTACACCCTAACGAAGAGCAAGACTGTATCTATGCGATTAAGCTGACCAATTCACAGTTGACTAATTTAATATCATCTAAATGGGGCATAAATTTTAATGTTCCTTTAGAATTAGAAGCAAAGATAGGTCCGAATTGGCTTGACACAAAGGACGTGGTGTGATAAAACTATGCATCTTTTTTGACGCATAAGGAGTTCATATATGGAAAGCACTGAAGTAACAACGATTGACACAAACAACTATGCAGCTATGGCTAAGATGTCGGGCATAGCTAATGAAGCTAGAGGCGAAAAGAAATCATCAAGCACTCTGGCAAGACTTAGAGTTAGTCATACTCCTATCATGGGAGAGACTGAGATAAATGGTAAGACAGTAAAAGCTGAAGTTGTAAGTGGTGGAACTTATAAGTTAGAAATTCCCAATGGTGCTACTTACTATGGAGCATCTATAGAAGTAAGACCATACCTTACAAGGTTTATGTATAAGAGATTTGTAAGAGGCACAGGTGATACATCTAATCGTTTCATTAAAACTGTAATGGCGGATGATCTTAATATAGATCTGAAGGATAATGATGGTGGTTTCAATTGTGGTAAGCCAGCGGGTTGGATTGAAGACTTTAATAATCTTCCTGACTCAACTAAAGATCTTATCAAATCAATCAGGAGAACAAGGGTTGTGTTTGGTACAGTAAAATTAGTTAATGCAGTGGATGAGAGTGGCGAGTCAGTAGACGTAGATGAAACGCCATTCATTTGGGAAATAGATAATCGTGACGCATTTAAAAATGTAAGCAGTGTGTTTAATAAACTTGCCAAGATGCAACTCATGCCATTGCAGCATGTGTTTACTTCTACTACAGAGTCACGTACTATTCCCTCGGGTCAGGTGTTCTATGTGCCTATCACTAATCTCAATATTACAAACAAGCTTGAGATAACCAAGAATGATCACGATATGTTTGCTGACTTCTTGGCGTGGGTAGAAAACTACAATAAATATATTTTAGGTGAGTGGGATGGGAGGCAGCATTTGCATAAAGAGGAAGCCCCATTCGATGCGTCTGAAATTGTAGATATTGAAGTAGATTTGGAGACTGCATAATGCACCATCCTGCTGAACTGGCGTTACATGCATACATGGAGAAAGCCTGTAAGGGTGAGTCTACCATGTCAGAGGACACAATAAATCAAATAGCAACTGATGTGTCCAAAGCATTGCAACGTCAGTTTGGTGGGGGGAATAAGAAGAAGAAGTTTAGACTTAGAATGTCCAATGTTGGACGCCCTACTTGTCAACTATGGTATGAGAAAAACAAACCAGAGAAAGCATTGCCCCCACCTAACACCTTTGTAATGAATATGATGCTTGGAGATATAGTTGAAGCTGTATTTAAAGGATTGTTAAAAGAAGCAAAAGTCGATTACGAAGATTCAAAGGAGGTAACATTAGAGTTAGATGAAAACACTAACATTAACGGTACTTATGATATTGTCATTAATGGTCGTGTAGATGATATTAAATCTGCATCTAAATGGTCTTATGATAATAAGTTTAAAACATATAGTTCTTTAAAAGAGCATGACGGGTTTGGTTATATTGGTCAACTTGCAGGATACGCCAAAGCTTCTGGTAAAGAAGCTGGTGGGTGGTGGGTAGTTAATAAAGCCACAGGTCAGTTTAAATATTTACCTGCTGACGGTATTGACATTAATCAAGAGGTTTCTAATATAAACAATGCAGCTAATAAAATTAAACAAGATAAATTTGAACGCTGCTTTGAACCTGAACTAGAATTATTTAGAGGAAAGCCGACAGGCAATAAGATACTGAATAGTAACTGTAAGTTTTGTTCTTTCAGATTTGATTGCTGGCCTAATCTAAAAGAGGTTCCCTCAGTCGTATCTAAAGCAAAGGAACCTAAAATTGTTCAGTATGTACATATCAAGGAGTAGAAAAAATGTCTGATAATATTTCTCTTGATACTCTTTCTGAAGAGATTAGACAAGCAGAAGAACATATCCGTGTATTAAAGAAACAATACAACGAACTTAAATATGCCAACTTAAATTCAGCACGAGAGGCACTGCGAGATGCAGAGGAACGTGTGCGTCAAGAATATAGAGATCTGGGGTATGGTTCTTTAAATATTCCGGGTTATAAATATTACTGGAGAAACCTAAATTAATTTTGCTAAATCATAAACAATTTAGGGCAGCACGTAAGTATGGGTATCGTAGTGGTTTAGAGTACAAGGTCGCAGAAGCTTTAAAAGAAAATAATATTAAATATCTTTATGAAGCTGTTAAGATTGAATGGGAAGACCTTGCCTATAGAACTTACACGCCAGATTTTGTGCTGCCCAATGGTATAATAATTGAAACAAAAGGAATGTTTACTGCTGCCGACAGACGTAAGCATCTTTCTGTGCAGAAGCAACATCCAAAACTTGACATACGTTTTGTTTTTGAAAACAGTAGACGTAAGTTAAGAAAAGGAGCCAAGTCTACCTATGGTGAGTGGTGCTATCGTTATGGCTTTAGATTTTATGATAGAATTATTCCCGAAGATTGGTTACTTGAAAGAGGTAAGAACAAACATCAAAAGTTTATTAAGTTTAGTGGGACTAAAATTAAAAGGAGATACGAATGAATGACAATGATGATCTAGACTTAAAACTTTTTGATTTTCAACCTAATGATTTTATAATAAGAATACGCCCCGAAACAGAGGAGGGTGCGTGGACAGGTGACGTTAACATTACTATTCTTAATAGCAGTAATGTAAATATGACCGAAGAAAGTTATAGTGACATGATGCATTTCTGTAAAATGCTCTGTTCTACCGTGCCTATGATGGAAGAAGATGAGGATTTTAGAAACTTTGTTTCTGATTACGTTAGTCAAAATATAGATGGACAAGACTTAGAAAATATTGTAGAAGACACACAACCTCGCTCGTTCTCATCAGAGGGTGACAATATAATACGTTTAAACTTTGGAACTAAAACTAAAGGAAACGCATAATGACTGATTATGGCAAGATTATACGAGAAGAAGAACATAAACGTGAAATGCTTGCTGTTGACCATCCCCCACATTATAACAAACATGGCATAGAATGTATCACTGCTATTGAAGCAGCTCTTGGAGATGGGTTTAAGTTCTATCTTCAAGGCAACATTCTAAAATATATGTGGAGATATGAATATAAGAACAAGAAAGAGGACTTGTTAAAGGCACAGTGGTATCTCAGTAAACTTATTGAGATATATAAATGAAAGTTAAAATATTCTTAACTCTTGAGATAGATCCTAATGCATATTGTGTACCCTCTGATCAGAATGTAGCAGAAGAAATAAAAGAGAGTTTACAAGAATACTTGTATGACATAGATGGCGTTTACATTTTAAACATTAAATCTCTTCAGGAGTAAGAATAAATGACCTATGATATAACGATCTCACCAGAGAGAGATGATCTTTTTGACGAGCTAGGTATAGCACGTCTTAAAGAATCATACATGATGGAAAGAGAGTTGTCTCCGCAAGAAAGGTTTGCCTATGTTTCCAAACATTTCGCTTCTAATCAAGAACATGCTCAAAGACTTTATGAATATTCTTCAAAACACTGGTTATCTTATTCAACACCTATTCTATCGTACGGGCGTTCACGGGGTGGCCTTCCTATTTCTTGCTATCTTAATTATATACATGATAGTTCAAAGGGCTTAGTTGATAATCTTAGTGAAACTAATTGGCTCAGTATGTTGGGCGGTGGTGTTGGCATTGGCTTTGGTATTAGGTCTAGTGACGATAAGTCTACAGGAGTTATGCCACATCTTAAAATTTATGATGCATCTAGCTTGGCGTACAGGCAAGGCAGCACTAGGCGTGGTAGCTATGCCGCTTACCTTGACATTAGCCATCCTGATATTCTTTTGTTTCTGGAGATGCGGAAACCTACTGGGGATCAAAATTTTAGATGCTTAAACATGCATCATGGTATTAACATCACTGATGAGTTTATGGGTATACTAGAACACGCTATGGTTAATCCATACTCAGATGACTCGTGGGATCTGGTTGATCCTCATAGTAGTAAAGTACGTGATGTAGTAAGTGCCAAAGAATTATGGCAGCGCATACTTGAAATGCGTATGCAAACAGGGGAGCCTTATTTACATTTTGTAGATAAGTCTAACGCTGAGATGCCATCATGGTTAAAACAACAAGGTTTAAAGATAAATCAATCTAATCTTTGCTCAGAGATTATTCTTCCTACATCTTTTGACAGGACTGCCGTTTGCTGTTTGTCTTCTGTTAATTTAGAATATTATGATGAGTGGTCAAAAGATAAATATTTTCTTGTAGACACATTAGAGATGCTAGACAATGTTCTTCAATCGTTTATTCAAGATGCTCCCAATAGCATTAGTCGTGCTAAGTTTTCCGCCATGCGTGAAAGGTCAGTCGGTGTTGGAGCATTGGGATTTCATGCATATCTACAAGGCAAGAACATTCCATTTGAATCAGCAATGGCTAAGTCAATCAACATGCGAATGTTTAAGCATATACGAAAAGAACTCAATCATGCTAACAGAAGCTTGGCAGTTCTTAGAGGAGAGGCACCTGACGCAACAGGGACAGGATTACGTTGCAGTCACGTTATGGCAATTGCACCCAATGCTTCAAGTTCAATTATTATGGGAAATACGTCACCATCAATTGAACCTTGGAGAGCCAATGCCTATCGCCAAGATACGCTTAGTGGTTCCTTTCTAAACAAAAACAAGTTCTTAGATAAACTAATTAAAGAAAAGTGTGAGAAAGATAGCAAACTAAACTATGATCGTATTTGGTCAAGTGTTATAGCTAATGATGGATCTGTGCAGCACTTACGTTGTCTTGAGCCAAATGAAAAAGAAGTGTTCAAGACTGCTATGGAGATAGATCAACGGTGGGTGATTGAACATGCAGCGGATAGGCAGCAGTACATAGATCAGTCACAGTCTCTCAATGTTTTCTTCAGACCTGATGTTGACATCAAGTATCTACATGCTGTACACTTTATGGCATGGAAGAAAGGTTTGAAGACAATGTACTACTGTAGATCAGAAAAGATTGGTAAGGCCGATAAAGTAAGTCGTAAGATTGAGAGGCAGATTATAGATGAACTTAGTATGGAAGCACTTGCTTCTGGTGAAGAATGTTTAGCTTGTGAAGGATAGATCAATATGATTGAAGTACCTATTACAGATAAGATGCGTTCTTATGCTCATGCAAAAGCAAAGGAACTGGGTGTACTAAACAATTCAATTACACGAGGAAAGGGGAATGTCATAGGCTTTCTTGGTGAAGTAATGGTTGCAGATTATTTTGACTGTAAGTTAGATAACTCATATCAATATGACTTGATGTCACCAAATGGTATATCTCTAGAAGTAAAGACAAAGAAAACTACAGTAACTCCCAAAGACTATTACGAAGTTTCTATTGCTAGGTTCAATACAAAACAATCCTGTGATTATTATGTTTTCTGTAGAGTTCTAGAGGATCAGAGTGTTGGGTGGATCTTAGGATACGATACTCCCACTGTTTACAAAGAAACATGTAAGTTCTTGAAGAAGGGTGAAATAGATCCAGATAACAATTATACAGTAAAAGCAGATTGTTACAACAAGCCTATAGATAAACTAACAGTACCAGATAACTTACGCAAAGTATCCGGGTGGTAATAAATGATTAAGTACATAGGAAGTTGTTGGGCATCTATAATGGATAATAGATATAACCCACTAAGTAATATACCAAGTATGTCAGTTAGACATATGATAATGCAGGTTTTAGCATGGATGTGGTGTATTATATTTAGTATTTATGTTGGATCTTTTGTTGTATTTGGTATATCTGCAATAGCACATATATTATTAATAGCAGGTCTATTTATAACTGCTATAACTTTTAAATTAGCAAAAGATAAACCGGAAATATTTACAGGAGGTTTAGGACGAGCAAAAGGGGGAGAGCATGAGTAACTTAAAACTACAAGATGAGAGAGAGTATTTTAAACCATTTAATTATCAATGGTCGTATGATGCATGGAAAAAAAGTGAACAATCACACTGGCTACCAGATGAAGTGCCAATGATTGAAGATGTAAAGGATTGGAAAGAGAAACTATCTACAGAAGAAAGATATTTTCTTACTAATATATTTAGATTTTTTACGCAGTCAGATATAGATGTTGCAAGTGGATATGTAAATAATTATCTGCCTAACTTTCCACAGCCTGAGTGTAGAATGATGCTGCTATCGTTCGCTGCTCGTGAGGCTGTGCATGTAGCTGCATACTCTCATCTCATTGAGTCTCTTGGTATGCCTGAAAGCACGTACAATGAGTTCAACGAATATGAAGCCATGAGAGACAAACATGATTTCTTCAAAGCAAACGTAGCTTCTGGTGATCTTCCTATACCTTTACAAATAGCAGCTATATCAGCTTTTACTGAAGGCTTGGCGTTGTTTAGTAGCTTTATTATGTTACTTAATTTTCCTCGACACGGTAAGATGAAGGGCATGGGACAGATAGTTACATGGTCTATCGTAGATGAAACACAACATACAGAGGGTATGATTAAATTATTTAGAACTTATGTAGAAGAAAACATAGAGATATGGAATGACAAAACAAAATCAGAAATCTATAAGACGGCAACTAAGATGGTTGAATTGGAAGATAAATTTGTCGATCTTGCGTTTAAGATGGGTGCGATTGACGGCCTCAGTTCGTCAGAAGTTAAGGAATATATTCGGTATATAGCAGATCGTAGATTGATATCTATGGGTATGAAAGGTATATTTAAAGTCAAGACTAACCCTCTGCCTTGGGTAGAGACTATGATCAACGCTCCTACTCATACAAACTTCTTTGAGAATAGAGCTACTGATTATGCTAAAGGTGCATTACAAGGAGATTGGTCAGATGTTTGGGCGAACTAAAGAACACTTACATGAAGTAAAAATGTCTTATTGGAAACATTTTTTGTTTGCCCTTAGTTTAATTCCTTACTTATTATTTGCAATAGTCTTTTGTATTATACATGCTATAGTGCCGGGACTTTTCCCTGACACTGTTAGTTCAATTATTAGAGAGGTAAGCTTTAAACTATTTGATGATGGTGGAGATAATGGCTAACAAGTTACTAGATAAAGCGTATCGTAAAGGTTACGATGCATTCAAAGTTTGTGATCAAAAAAGAGATCACTTTTTTATTGCGGCTAATCCCATGAAGCCACACACCATGCAGCACAAAGAGTGGCAGCGTGGTTATGACGTTGCGTATAGCGACAATTATAAAAGGCTTATGAATGAACAAACTAAAAGAAGAAGCTGAAAACTGGATGAGAGACAAGTACTCGTATTTCAGTAAGAATATGTTATTTGACACATATCAAAAGTCTGCTATTGAGACTGCCATCTATCCTGATCAGTATAAGATACTCTACCCTGCACTTGGATTAGCTGCAGAAGCAGGTGAGGTAGCCAATAAAGTAAAGAAGTTGGCACGAGATGGTGAGGCCAGCCTACCTGAAAACTGGCGTGAGCAAGTAGCTGCTGAAATAGGTGATGTATTATGGTACTGTGCTGCATTAGCATATGACTTAGATATGTCACTGTCTGTGATTGCAGCCCACAATAAAGAAAAGCTTGCCTCACGTAAACAGCGGGGCAAGCTCAGTGGTAATGGAGATGATAGGTAGGTGTTAGTTACTTGTTGCTTGACGGTACAATCCTTTAGCTAAACCAGTAGCTGCAATAAAGTGATTAGTTTTAGGATTTTCTTTTTGCATTTCTATTACACTTTTTCCATATCTCTCTTGATACCAATCCTCAACTAGACCTCTTTTATCACTACTAAGTTTAAAATACTCAGCTTGATCAAAAGGTGTGTAAGAAGTTTTGCGTGGTTTTAGATTTATTTCATGTTTAGCAATTGATGTAGAAACTTGTTTGTAAATAGATAACATATTTTTAAGTTTAGCCTTTTTTTGATTTTTCGTAGCTTTTTTATACATGTCACTGTTTACATAATCTATAACACTCTCTTCTACTTTTTTTCCCAAGTAACTTTTAATAATATTATCTGCCTGTTTATCTCCTGTCTTAGGAGATATTTCATAGCTTTTTATTCCAAATTTAACCATCTCTCTTTCAACAGTGTTTCTAGGTGCTTCAGTTCTTACACCAAGAAACTGACCAACTAGAGGACTTCTTCTAAATATATCAGATTCTCTTGTAGGACTTTCAACTGCTGGTAAAGACTTTGCCATGCCCGGAATATCTTTGACTAATTTATTATTAACAGCCTCAAAAAATGCATCACTAAAACCTAATTCTTTATAGGAATTACTTGCACGAACTCTTGCAGCTTCTGTATCATAAGCAGCTTGAATATCTCTAACTACTCTAGCTGGAGTAAAATAAGATCCAAATATCTCCCCAACAAGACCGCCAGCATATCTACCTACTTTAGTCTCAACTAAATCATCTTCTTTTCTAATAAGTTCAAAAGTTTTATCTAAAATATAATTACTAGCCCCAGTTCTAGCTTGTAGCCCTGTTATACCAGCTATTACTTCTTTGGTGTCAACAGGAGCTTTACCTGCTATTAATTCTGCAATTGCTAAATAAGGTGCTAGAGGAAACAAAGGTCTTAGATCCGCTGTTGATCCATCTTCTTTTTTATATTCAAACCATTTTATATCCGGGTTATCTGAACGATATTTAATAGCGGCTATTAGAGCGGCTGTTCCTACAACCCCTTTAGATACTTCACGGCGACTTTGGGTTAGCAAATTTTCAGTCATTTGAGGATCATTCATCCCCTTAAATTTAGCTAATCCATATTTGTACGCACCATTGAAAAGACTAGCAGGTGAATATTCAAATTGAAATTGTAGGGCATTAACCATGAAACGAGGAAATGGTATTACAGCAGTTGCCGTAAACGGAAGACTTTCTACAGCCTTAACAAATAAGTGACCTACACTATCTCCTATTTTACTACTCTCTCCTATCTTAGCTAAACCTTTTCTTTTTTCAGATCCTTTTTTTGGCATTCTAGAAAAAGTAAAATACAGAGATTCTTCAATTGCATTTTGTAAAACTTTATCTGGAAGCCTTTTACCAGACGCAGCAAATTCTTCTATGCTTTTAAATTGATTAATCTTAGTTGGGTTATCTGTAATAACACCTGCTCTTCTCATAGCCTTATCTATAGTATGAGTAAATATTGCTCTTCTAAACACTATATCTTGAGCTATATTTAAGCCATTTAATTTTTCAGATAGCCACCATAACCCTTCTTGATCGCTAGATTCTTGTAATGTTCTATTAAGACGAGAGGTTAGAACTGGGTTGTGCTTTAACAAAGCGTCACTTAGATCGGCTGTTTTAGTTATGCTTGCAATTCTATATGCTGATTTAAAACTATCTCTTATTATGTCTTTATAAGATAAAGAAGTACCTTTTTCAATCTGCCCATTTCTGGCGGCATTTAAAGCTTTACCTATATGATAGATAGAGGACTCAATAGCGTCAGATGCAGCCATCATAGGAAGTCTTATTGTACCAGTTGCTATGTTTCTAACGGTAGTAGCTATCTGAGTTACCATCAAAGATCTTCGATTTCTATCTAAGTTTTTTAATCCATCATAAAATGAAGCGAAAGGAGTTTGCACTAGGGAGGTACTTCCAGTTTCACCTAATAAATCTTTAATCTCTCTATCTGTAAAATTCATTCCTTTAAGTTTATCTTTTATTACTTTACCCATTCTACCCAGACTACCCATAACTGCGGCAGAATCTGAAACAGTTGCACCCATAGCGTCTACAAATTGTTTAGTTGTTAAACCTGCTCTTTGTAATGCTCCTTTTAAATTAACATCTTCAACTCTTAAAGCTGATAAAAACCCACCTTGTCCCTCTTCTCCCCCCATTATTAAATCGCGGGTTTGTTTACTTAGTTCATCTAAATCTGATTTTGTTGCTGTCTTTGGGTCAATATCGTCTGCTGCTTTTAATGCAAATTTTGTTAATGAAGCTACAACTTCAGAGGCTCTCATGTCCTCTGTTACTATTTCAGAAAGCTTACCTGATCTAGCAAGATCTTCTGCTAAATCAGTAGCAACCATACTAATTCGTTTCATAAGTTCTTTTTTAAATTGAACTTGAGCTACGAAATCATTTTCGTCAGGCACATCTCCTAATTCATCTAATACATCTCTGCCAGCTTTAGTATCAAATATAATTCCAGAACCTGTTCCGGGTTTGTTAGCCTCTGCTGCTAATGAAGTTGCAGTCTCTACAAACCCCTTTTCTCTTCTGGCATACTCTTGGGCTAATTTATCTCTGTTAATTTTTAATTTTCTAGCTTTTTTCAAAACCGCTTTACTGTTTATGCCACGAGAGGCAGCTACACCAGCGGTTCCTAAGACTAAACCTAACCCACCTACAACAGCAGCCTCAGTTCCACTAACTTTGTCTTGCATATCAGAGAGAACTCTAGCTTCTTGTAGTGCTAAAGATTGTACAGCACCCACTCCAGCTTCACCAACAATACCTGAAGTTGCTATTAGTCCGGGTTTAGTTTTTAACATACCCTTAATGCCGTACTTTTTTGCTTCTTCTACAGCGGCTCTTTTACCGCCTTCTTGCAAAGCTTTTGTAACGGCACGAGTTGCCGCAATACGTGCTATAGAACCCGCTCCGAAACCAAGATAACTAAATGGATCTGTTATTAGAGCAGCCCCATAATCTCTTATTGCTGACGCTACACTTGTTCCCCCTTCTTCCCAAAAAGAAGGAGCTTTCTCTATTCCTGAATACAATAAACCAAACTTTTTACGCATTTCAGGTTTAGATTCTCGCACCCAATTAAGTTGTTTACCTAAATCAATTGTGTTAAATTCAAACTCTCTAACGTGAGAAAGAAATCTTTTTACATATTCCTCATTAGTTTCATCTTTATCTTGTTTGCCTTCTTCTCCAAATCTATTTTCTTGATACTCACGTAACATAGTCATATAATTTTTATCAGAGGCTAACTGCTCAAAAGTAACTTTGTCACTTTCATCAGGTTGTGTTCTAACTGTGGGAGTTATATCTTTGTCATCATCTTTTCTAGCAGGAGATGCCCAACTAAAATCTAAGTCTTTTACAGTTACACCTTCTTTAGGCTCAACAGGAGTTACATCTTCTTTAGACTCAACGGGAGCCACAGTAGGTTGCACCGTAATTTTTTCTTCCTCTGATTCCTCTTCAACCTTTGTTTCCGGCTGATCTTGAGGTGGTGTCTCTGGTATAGCCCAACTAAAATCTAAGTCTTTTACAGTTATGTTTTGGTTTTCTAACATTGTTATCTAAACATCCCCGTAGTCATGCCACCTTCCATTCTATAATTCAAGATTATTTGTTTAATTTGATTAGGTGTTAAATCTAATTTTTCCATTATATTTTCTATCTGAGCGTCTGTAAGTTTTGTGCCTAATCTGTTTGCAAGTTCTTTTGCATAAGCTTTGGGCTGTGTTCTTGCTAATGTCTGGTGTTTGGTTTTATCATTATCCGCAAGGTTAATTTTTTTCTGTGGGGGTTTGACCGTGCTAGCACCACCTGTCGGTTTTCCAGTGCCAGCACCACCTGTCTGTGTTCCAGTGCCTGACCCACTTGCGTTGGCTTTAGCCGCTCTCATTTCATTAAGTTTGCTTCTTAAACTAGGCAGACTAGTAAACACCGCTTCTGCTGCTGCACCATTAGGTTCTAAAGTCTCCTCATCAACTAACTCTTTTCTTATAAATCTTTCTGCAAATTTTCCTGTTTCTTCTCTCCAAACATTTCCTGCTTGATCTACTGGAACGGGATTTCCAGTTTTTGGATCTGTAAGAAATATACTATTTTGTTCTCTCTTATAACTGTAGAGATTTTCTAGATCTTTATTGCCTTTTTGAAATCTACTCATTATATTTAATACTTGTCTATCAGTTCCTGTTGATGTTTTCGTAATGTCTTTTAACTGCTTTAAATATTTTATATTACGTGCAACAGACTGCTCCACTTCGTATTTTTCAGCTTCTGTTAAATTCTCCCCTGTTAGAGGATTTACACCTGTTTCAAGCTTAACGAAGGCATTTTGAAGTCTTTTTTCTACAGAGGGGACGTTTTTCTCTAGTTTTTGTCTGGCTGCTATGCTAGAGGCTAAACCTTCTCTATTTACTATAGCACCTTTAAGACCTTCAATATCTTCACGCAATCTAGATTGAAACATAGAGTTAATCTTTTCATTCATCTTCTCACTAGCGTCATCCATGCCAAGACCCAGACGAGCAAGACCTGATGTATCTCTATAGCTGGTGCTGACTGGCTTAACTTCCATACGTATAGCCTTCATAGCTCTTTCTTTGTCAACATCACCAAACTGAGACAAGTCTATTTTATCAAATGCAATTTTATCTTTTAAAGAATAACTAGAATTAATCTTTCGTGTTTCATCTACATCATCTATATAGGCTTGAACTTTATCGATATCTCCACCTAACGCTTTATAAGCAGCTAGTCCTTTTGCAAAATCACCATCAAATTCATTAGCCAAACGAACAATTGCTTTTTCTGCACGAGTATCATGCTCTTCTGCTCTCTGTATCTTTTGTGCTTGACGAGTTTCCCAGAAGGTTCTTGCCCTACTCATGTCTTTGTTTCTCTGATCTATTGCCGATTTCAATGTAGCGTCTATAGATGTGGCAAGCCCACTTAAAAGACCTGAACCAAAACTTCCACTAAAGAATCCCATTACCTTCTCCTTGCCATCAAGCCTACAGGCTCATCATCTTCAACGTCCATTTCAATAGGTTCTTCGTCTTCTTCTCTTTCACTTTTAAGATCAACGCCCTCTACCTCTTTTTGAAATTTAGAAACCATTTTAGCTAAGAAACTATCTCTTGTTTCCGTTGGGCGATCTAAACCTGTATTATATTCTATACCTGCAGCGTCACCGATTAACATAAGCATTTCCATTAATAATGGTAAAGTCATCATGCCTACATCGACAGTATGCAATCCCTCCATCACACTTGACATTTGCATTGTATTGGCAAGCACTGTAACAGGAACACCCATCTCTAGTATATCAGCCGCCTGAAGCATGAAATCTTCAGCAGACATGCGTTGCATATAATACTCAATAGCTTCATCTACGGTTGAATACTCCGGCGGATTCTGCCACGGCCTAGCACCTAACTCTGCAGTCAATGACTGTCCCGGTACAGGTGCGCTAAAAGAAGGTTGATCAGATAGTGCTACCATTTTTTATCTCATCTCTATGTCTACGTATTACTTGCATTTGTTTTCCAACACGAACAAGCGGGTTTGATACATCCATACCATTTTTTTCTTCAGTTTTTTTAGAAAGTAAACCTGTGCTGGGTTTTTCTTCTTTCTCTTCTGGTATATTTTCTATATCCATATTGAAGTAAGCACTTGCGGCTGGATTATTAGACCGATTGAAGATCATTTCTTAATTCCTTTTTAGGTTCTATTACCTTGTCCATAAAGTATTTTGTGATACGTTTAAGCAGGGGTTTGTTGTGTATAAAGTTAGCGTAAGCTTCACCATGTTTACTGTATAATTTCTTAAACCATTTAGGTGCTTTGAACTCTAACCATACCCTAAACATATACCATTTTATATTTCTATCACCGTACACTTCACGAGCTACCCAACACAGTATCCAAGCACTTCCAAGTGTTCCTATTAAACTACCAATAGCAGAACCTGCGGAACTAGAAGATTCTTCATCTGCTATTTCTTTTCTAGCGTTAGCGTCTAACTCAGCTACAGCTAAAGCACTAACACGATCAAGAGCGTTTTCAGCGGAAGTCCATGCCCACTCCATTGAATCACCGAAATACTGCCATAGATTTTGATATGCAGTTTTACTAATACTAAGTATGTTATTAGCATTAATTTCGTTAGCACGGTTTACAGCAGCAGTGTCAGCCAAAGCAATTTGCCTACGCCATTGAGCATTTGATTGTGCAACGATTAATCTGTTTTGAGCATTAAATTGATCACGTTGATTATTTAATTCAGCGTTAAATCTCTCTACTGTGTTTATTTGACCAGCATTAAACTGTGATTGAGCATTAGATTGTGTTGCATTAAACTGAGATACTTGCGTTGCTAGATTAGCAAAAAACTGATTAGTTTGATTTTCAGATGCTGCATTAAATTGAGCAGCGGCATTGATAGCAGCTTGGTCTGTAAACAAAGACTGCACAAGCTGCTGCTGCTTAAACAATTCAGTTTGCTGTCTGTTAGATAAGTTAGCCATATCCATTTGTAAGAATGACTGTGCATTTTGCACAGCAGCCTGTTGTCTATTATTTAAATTAGCTGAGTCTAACTGGGCTAGAGCAGAAGCCTCTGCCATTACTAGAGCTTGCTTGTTAGCTAAATTTTGTAAATTAACTGTGTTAGCAATCTTGCTATTTTCTAATGCAACTTGTTGTTCAGCAGTAAAGTTTAAATTAGCTATATCACCAATGGTTGCAGCGTTTCTAACACGAGCTTGAAATGCTTGGTCAAACTCTTGTCCAATAAATGCTGCTCTTTGCTGTGCTGCAAGCATAGCACGTTGTTGTCTGTTTGACAAGTTAGCCAGCTCAAATTGTGAGACAGTCTGTGCATCCGCTTGTGCAATAGGCAAGGCAGATTCAAGTGCCGCTTGCACTAGTGCCTGTCCAGCAACACTACTTGCACCTAATCCCCTAGCAGCTAACTGCCCTGCTACCCCTCTTAATGCTCCAGCAGCCCATGAAGGTGGATCTGCAGCGTCAAAGTCTTGCGTAAGTGTAGCAAGTTGATTCTGCACCATTGTTTTTGCAGATGGTGTAGCTTGTGCAGCTTGTATTTGCTCAGTAAATGCGGAGGCTTTTTCTGCATTAGCAACACCACTTATTAATTCGCCTTGTTGTATTTCTCGTTGAACTGGATTATTCATAAGAATACCAGTTCCTTGTTGAGCCTGTAACTGACTTACACTACTTTCTGTTTGTTGTGCTGCTGTTATTTGCGCTTCTGGAGAAACAGTTCCTTGAGCAGGATCAAAGTCTTGCATTAGGTTAGCTACACCAGTTTGAGTGGTAGCCGCATCAAAAGTACTAGCGGGTGCTACGGGAGCCGCAACTGCTGATGCAACTCCTGCAGTGGCAGTGGGTACATTTATAGCTCCTGTTACTTGACCTGTTCCAGCAGCCATATCCTGATTACCTGTAATAGGCACAGTAGTAGGTGTCACCGCCCCTCCTACTGGTAAAGCAGGATTTAAAGCTCTGTTTGTCATATCCTGTGCAATGGTAGGTACTACTGTAGGTGTAGTAGCTGTTCCCGTGCCTGTTCCTGTCCCAGTATCTGTCCCAGTTCCCGTGCCTGTTCCAGTTCCTGTGCCTGTGCCTGTCCCTGTTCCAGTATCTGTTCCCGTGCCTG